TTACCCGCCCTGCGGCTCTGGCACTCATCCAAAAACTTATACGAAATCCCTGAAAAAGAAGGTTAACCATCAATTTAAAGGCGTTATTTCAATACAACATTTTTATAACAAATCGCCACTTTACCAGTTCACCGTAAAACCGGGGTGAAGCCCGCATTTTGTCGGGTTTCACTCAGCCTCTGGGGTTTGGCGCGGCAATAAGCTCGGCATCCGGAAAGACCACCTCGCACCAGCAACGGCAGTTGGGTAGCGCCCCGGCGTGCCCGGTCATACCGTCCAGCGTAGGCGGGTCACTCCAGTAAACAAACTTACCTTCCATTTCCTCATGGGAATGACGCACATCACTATCGTGGGCGGTGCGCCAGATGTACCCCACAGAGCCGCTGGCGGTTGAACGGGCCTGCGTCAGTGCAGTAACAGCACGGCCCACTTCGGTGCGGGCAATGAGTTTTGCGCGGGATTCAGACACGTTCCCGGATGCTGCTATTTCTTTTGCAAATGCATCAGCACGACCGCCCGCAGCCATGGTTTCGATGGCGCGGTTCTGGATGTCATAGATGCGATCGGCTGCATCGAGGGGAAGCGATTTGATGTATTTAATCTGCTCGGTCACGATACTGCGCATCACATGGCCAGTGGGCGTATTGTTGATTACGTTGCGAAGTTCAGCGCCAATCTGCTCGCTGTTCTGTCGCCACTCGCGCTCGCTGTGCCGCGCAATGGAAGCCGCAAATCCGGTTGCCACTTGATTAGCCCATCCATCTATGATTTCGCTGTACCGTTCGAGCGAAGCCATGATTTCGGTGACGCTATCGTTTGAACCATCGTAGTGGCCATTTACGATATCCCCCACCGCCCGCGCTATCTTGCGTAGCTGCGTTGTATAGCTGATTTGCACCTGCTTCGGTATCCGGCGGGTGGTTATCATCTTCTTCGGTAAAGGCTGGCGGCTCGGCCCCTTTGGCATTCTCAATGTCCTCATCGGTGATGTTTGAGCCAATGCCAGTGACGCGGGATGACTCGCGCAGTTCAGCCATACCCACATGCAGCGGCATCAGGCCACTATCAATCGCAGCGTTTAGCGTATCGACGGTGTTTTTTGCCACCGTTGAGCGGTCTACATCTGACATCTGCCAAAGCGGATTAAACTCAAAATCGAATCCATCCGGCAGAGGCGTGCCAAACTCTGAACGGTGAAGAATCTCAAACAGCCGGCGGCATGGGCGGCGGGCGCGGCGCTCCTGCAATGAGCCCACATTGTCGTAATAATTTGCCAGGTCAGATTCACCGGTATTAAACCCGGCTGGCGATTGTCCCAGCATGCGAATCAGCGGAATGCCGGTCGCGCCGGAAATCTGCTCACCAAACTGCGAGAGGATGTCCGACAGTCCAGCAAATGCATAACTGTGTGTCTGGAAATCATCGCTTTTGTCCATCAGCGTCATGCCTTCAATGGACTGGAAGGCGCGTATCATCTCAATGTGCTTCATCAGCGCAGCTTCGCGCTCATCACCGAAACCGAGGATTTCTCGCAACTTCTCGATGCTATAGGTGCGAAGGTGCGCTTTGTTCACCAGCTGCGCCGCGCCAGTTGATGCGCTGTCGAACGCCATAATGCGATCGTACAGGCGCTCTACCACAGACATGCCCCAGCCGTTCTCTGTGTAAGCCTGCTGATAGGGCAGGCCCACACCATCCAGACGGATCAGGCGGCTGTGGTGAATCTTCCAGGCAGGTATACCGTTCTGTGCGGCCACCACCTCATAAAATCTCGGCTTGCCCATATCCGGGCCCGGTTCCGTGATAATTTCGGTAATGGTTTGATTAAGCATCCACCGATCCAGAACCAGTAGCCCTCTGAACTGATCTCGCCCGATGGTTTCCATGCGCAGCGGCGATGCCATGTCCTGACCATCAATGAGGATCACGCCAACCGCACCACCATAGAGTCGTGACCATTTGATGGTATCGCTCATGGCTTCCCACAGCGCCAGCTCTTCCCACCGACCCATAAGACGGGATTTTGTCTTGTGATCCATCTGGGATGTGATGCTGACGCCTTTGCGCGTCATATCGTCTGCGATGGTGTCTACCGCTGCGCCCACAATCCATGAGGAACGATATGCAAACTCCAGCAGCACGCGATTGCGTGAAGTGAAGTTTGGCATGTAGGTGCCGTGACCGCTCAGGTTGCCGGTCTGTAGCCCGAGGCGAGATACAAAGTTATCGTAGCCGTCGAACGTTTTGACCGGTGCCGCACTCTGCTGGCGCGGGCGTTTTTTACGAGCCATTTTTACCCCTTGCCAGTAAATCCCAGATATCCATTGAGGTGAACTCCATCGGCGCGTAGGCGATCATCGCGGAGTCAGCCAGGTTTGGCGACTTGGTGCCGTCCGGCTTTTTGTCCACGACGATTTTGCCAACGCCATTCACCGAATAGGTGGGCTGCGACAGCTCAACGATAAGTTTGTTTTTCAGCGCCATGGCGCCGGAAATGGAAATAATTTCGTCAGGGTTGAAAGGCATTTTCTCTTCAACAGCGCGATAGGTATTGCGGAAGAGCGTGCGGAGACGCCACCAGCCCTGCGCTTTTGCGTTGGCAAAGAAATCCTTATTCAGTCGCCCCTGCTGCCCGTATTCGCCCGGTACCGCTTCATCATCCGGGTTGGCCGGTGATCCGCTGCCACGGTAAGGCGTTGCGGTAATCTGACGCTGGCGGCGTTCTTTGCGCTGCTCGTTGATAACGCGCGCATCACCACGGGCACCAGCTCCCAGACCGTCAGAGTCAAACCGATACGTTTCGAGGTTTTTCTCATCGCAGATGGAAAAAGCGCGCTGAACGGTACCGAAAATGTCATCGCCTTTGCCTGACCATTCCTCGATATCTTCCAGCAGGAATCCATGACGTGAGGTAAAGGCGTTGGTGTCTTTGCCTTCATCAGCCACGTCAAGCGCGCCCATTCTCTGTCCGGTGGGTTTGATACCCAGCTTAATGTGAGCATCAACCGCAGCCTGAACCCATGCGGATGGGATTAGCACGCCCTCAACAGATGCGCTGTAGTTAATATCGATTTCCTGCGCCACGGTAACAGCGTCGAGTTCTTCGCACTGTTTTTTGTACCAGGCATCATCCTTGCGCGGATCATCACGCCAGTGGAACGTGAACACGTCCACCTTGCCGCTATGACGCCGCTCAGCGAAAGAGTTTGCCATACCGTTGGGCGTCGAAATGTCCTGGCGGCAGTTGGTGGTTGCTGATAACGATGCGTCCACCAGATATGGCCGCTCAAGAAACGCCGATTCATCCACGATATAAAACGAGGTTCGGTCACCACGCCCGATGCCGTCCCCGGCTTCGCCAGTCATCGCTGATTCCGTTTCCGGGAAAAGGATGCGCATGTGCGGCGCGTGAGCCTTGGGATTCCAGCCGCCACGAAATTCAGCGGGCAGCAGGGCGATAAAATTACGTGCTTTGTCGAACAGCGATTTGGGCGAGCCAATCTTGTCGACGTATTCTTCTTTGCGCGAGCCGAACCCGGCAACGATGCCACGGTTAAACAGGCACAGGGATGCGGCCATGCCAACGGTAAGCCATGACATGCCCATATCACGCGTTTTCTCGGTAATCCCCGGCTTAGAGGTGCGCCAGTGCTCGGCAAACCACTGGATCCATTCCTCCTGTTTCGGGAACAGCAGAAACGGGATGCGTGCTGGGAGCCCACGCTCAACGTTGCGGGGGTCAACTGTCATGCCCCAATCGATGATGAACTGCGCCGGATTCTCGCGGTAAAACGCCTTTAGCGATGGCACCATGACGGGGTTTTGCCGGACACGCTGCAACCGCTCCATGCGCCATTCGAACACCTGCCCGTAATCGGGATTACGGAAATCAAAGGGGAACGGGATAGGCATGAAAATTTCTCGGATTTGCAGCTATTTAACATAATGGACGTTACCCGCCCCGCGCGATCGGCACTCATTGAAATGTCACCCCGTAAGGCTCATTTACCGATGATTTCACAGCGGATTAGCTGGAAACGGTCTGCATAAACGATGCATAAAATAGCCCCGAAAATGCATAGGCCTGAAGCGTAGCTAAACCGCCATTTCCGGCAGTTATCCCATCATCTTGCGATAAAGCTCTGCAGCCTCGTCGGTCGTCAGGTTGACCTGCTCGGTTTTAATCGGCCCACCGTTGGCACCGGTGTTCTCAACCTTCAGTTTATTGGTGTAGGCATCGCCCACTTCCTTGGCCGCCTGCTCAATCAGCTGTGCGGTCAAGGCAAAGTTTTTCATTCCCTCGGTGCGTGTCGCCATTCGGTCCAGAGTGCGAAGCCTGTACGCTTTGTTAGCGATTGGAATATCCGCAATTTCAATCTGGAACCTTTCGCGGGCGGCAGTGAACATATCCACCCACTTCTTTGCCAGACCCTTGCCGTTTACCTTTGTGG